CCTACTTTTTAGTTTTGGCTTGTACGTTTTCGATCGCGCTATTTATGTGAGAGTCGAAATCTGGTTCGGGTACCTCGCCCTTAGCGGCATACGTAAACGATAAAGCACCGATAAGCCCTAGTACGGCCATAATCGCGCCAAAAGTGGCGCTTTGTACCGCGCCAAGCCCGATTACGCTACCCGCGCCTAGAGCGGTAATACCTACGCCTAACGCAAAACTAGCTACGCGCAATACTCGACGAATTAGGCGACGTTTCATTTCTTAGGCGCTGCCTTTTTTGCTACGGGTGCTTTTGGCGCTGCGGGCTTTTTGGCGGGTGCCGGGTTAGCTGCAATATGCTTTAGCGGGTCGATTAGTTTGGCGTAGTCGCATAGGTGTACGTTTTTGCTCGAGGCAATCGACAAGTGTAGGTGAGCGCCGGTCGTAAACTTGCCCGTGTTGCCAACTTTGCCTACTGCGTCGCCTGCGTGTAAATAGTGGCCAATAGATAGTTTTGGCTGCTCCTCGAGGTGCGCGTACAAAACGTATAGGCCGTCGGCGGTGCTTTGGATAATAAACCAACCGAGGCCGTCGCTCCACTCGTTAGTTTTTACTGCGCCGTTAGTGATCGCGGGAATAACTTTACCCGCGCCCGGTGCCCAATCTTGGCCGCGGTGCGGTCTGCCCTGGCGGTAGGGCGCTAGGTTACCAAAAGTATCGCCGCGGGTCGAGGCGGCAAACGGTTCTAAGTATTGTGCCATTAGATAGCTCCCGTAGCTACTGCTACAACTAGGGCGGTAATACCGGCGGTAATAATACCGATAATAACCGCGTTTTGGTTTTTGGCCTTTTCGAGCTCGCGAATACGGGCCTCGTGATCGCCAAGAATAGTTAGGCGCTCCTCGATAACTGCTAAACGCTTTTCAATGTGCGCTAGTATCGAGGCCGTCGAGGGCCGTGGCTGCTCTGGCATTATTCGGCCTCGGTAGCCTCTGGCTTGCTTGCCTCTTTTTTGGTCGGCTTAGGTGCTACCGGGCTAGGCCACGGTTGGCTATCTACGTTACCCATTTTGCTCCTCTGGTGTTCCGTCTAGTGTTGCTTTGCAACCGCCACAAGTAGCGGTAGGGTTTGCATCCTCCATACGGTAAAGAATACCCGCGTTAGTGCAATCTGGCGCGTTACAAATAAATAGAGTTATCACTTTTATACTCCTTGATAAACGACGGTTGCGCTAATACTGTCGGCGGTTGCCCAAGTTGCGATAGGTATGCTCGAGCTTAGGGCGACTTGTGTTAGGTACGTGCCCGAGGCGTTACCGACACGCAAGAACGCGTAACCTGGCGTGCCTGAGAGTAGCACGGTGCCGGGGTATCGGGTTGCGGGCGACGCGTCTACGATTACGCAAGTACCTGCTTGGCCTGAGCGGTTGCTCGAGGCGTGGTTGATTGGCAAGCTAAAACTTACGTCGCCCGTGATCGCGCTCGTTGCGCCGAGTGCAAAATAGAATTGCACGATTACGGTTTTACCAATAGCCACGTAAGCGGCCGAGAGTGTGTAGCCCGAGCCTAAAGTTACGTTAGAGAGGGTTGGCGTGTATGTTTGCCAACCGGTATCAAACGGCACCCATTCGGTACCCGTGTAAACGGTTAGGTGATTATTGCTCTCTTGGTACGTGACCATACCCTCGGTCGGTGAGGTTAGAGCAGCGTTACGAGCTGCTGCGTCGGCAAAAACCATAACGCTTTGGTTCATAAGGTAAGTATTTACGTCGCTAGCCGTGGCTAGTGTGCCGGCCGTAAAAGTTTTGTAAGCCATTATCTACCTATCCATAAATCGAGGGTTACGTTCCAATAATCTCGAGTGATCTCGTACGCCACGTTTGTAACGTAATAAGTTTCGTCAATTTCAAGCCTATCGTTACTAACTACAACTTGAACGGTGGCTAACGGGTCAAGTAACAAGTACGTGTTTATGCCACCCGTCGAGCGCATAATAACCGGGGCCGTAATTTGTTCGACTGCTCGCTCGGGTATCGTAGCTACAACTTGAGCCGCCGCCTCGTCTGCGTCGGTTGCGTAAAAATGTCTAGTTGTTACCTCGCCCTCGAGGTTGCCCGCTATGGCTACGTTATCGGCGTTTTGTACGGCGTCGTCTACGCCGCCCGCGGTGTAGTAGCGCAGCGTATTTACGTAACGTGAGGTATCGAAACCTACGACCATATCGCTAAAGTCTGCCCGGTTAGCGGTCGCGCTTGTTTGGCCCTCAAATACGACCGACGGGCTTGCCGAGTTGGCTAGGATGTCGGCCCAAGTGTAGTAGTACGGGTTGGTTGCGCTGCCAAGTATCGGGCGGTAGACAAGCGCGCCGAGGTTGGTATCGGTCAAAACGTTTAGTAAATTGCCAAAGTTTACGGGAATTGTGACCGATAGCGGGTCGAGCTCGTAACCGATAAGTGTAGAGCTAGTAGAGGCTTGTATATTGGTGCCCGCTTGTGTGTTGATCGCGGTTATAAAATCTTTGGCGTAGCACGGGCTAGTTACTGTAATACCCGCCGTGGCTACATAGTTGAGCACGTCGCGAACCTCTTGCTCGCAATCGAGCGTTACAAGGTTTAGCCACGTATTAGGTTGGTACGATACCGAGGTATTGGTTATTACGCCTTGCCAAATAGTTACCCAAGTTGCAAAAGCGGTATCGGGTTCGGTAAGCACTCGTACCCGAATAGGCGTACCGGGTCGTACGCTGCTATTCATAAACGGGTCATAGTCGGGGCCCGTGTAAACGATTGTCGCGGTCGAGGTTACGGGCCTGGTGTAACCGCGGTCTACGGCTAGCCCGTTACTTGTATAAACACTTACTACGTCGCTGCTTATAGGTTGCCAACTTTGTGCCTCGGTGCCCGAGCTCCAAGTGTCTTGATCCCAACGGCTAACGTTCCATACCATTACGTTTGCGTCGTAGGTATAGATACTTACCTCTACGTCGGTGGCTATGTTGAACGGTCTAGCCATTTGCTAAGTACCTGCGGCCTGTACCGCGCTCGTAGCGTTGAATTGCGGCCACGATCTCGTTACCGCTTACGTTGGCTTTGTTTATGTTGATTACGTAAGTATTGCCGCCTAAGCCGCCGCCAAAACGGTCTAGAGGTATAACGGCCTCGGGTCGCCCGGCCTCACCGATACGGGCAATAGTACCGCCGCGTCGAGGCATAACGATACCGCCCTTAGCCATAGGCCACGGGGTAGCCTCGTTACCGTCGGCACCGCCGACTAAATCTTTTGAGGCGGCTAGAGCTTGCTTGTCGGTCAAAGTTACGCCCATTTTGGCGGCCGCTTTTTTAGCGTTTTCTGGCGTAAAAAGATAACCGCCTAAGCCTGGCAAAACGCCCGGGGTTTCTCTGGTCATACCCCAATCGAAACTATTTATAACCTCAAGCGCGTCGAGTATTTGTATAACTACGTCTAGTACGCGCTCAAAACTTTTTAGCATCCTATCGCTTGTAGCAATCTCGGTTATTTGTTCCCAAACTTTCTCAACGACATCTTTTAGACGAATAAAAATCTGGCCCTCTTTAGTGTTCGGGTCGTTGATCTTGTCGAAAAAATCCTCAATAGCGGGCGCTGCTACGTCAATAATAAAATCGGCAAACTTTTCTAGATACGGTAGCAAGAACATACCTAAACGTTCTTGTACGTTTTCCATAGCAACTTGCATTTTTGCAAACGGGTCGGCGCTCTCGGCTGCTGCTCCCTTTACCGAGGCGGCGTAGTCGTCAATACCGCCTTTAGTTTTCTTTAGCTGCGGCGCTAGTTTGTAAAGCGCGGTCGTGTTTCCGTTATTAGCTTTTACAAGTGCTTGTAGCACCGTGTCGAGTGGCTTACCCGAGGCGCGAGCTCCGTCTAGCGCAATCTCTAGTAATTCTTGGCCCTTAGTTAGTGACCCGGTGCCTCTCACGGCGTTAGATAAAGCCGGGCGCAAATTGTCGTCAAGTTCGCCCGTCGATCTACTGAGCTTGTCGATAAAACTCTCGGCGCTAGCAATTTGGTCGTCGGTTGCGCCCGTGGTCGTTCTAAGTTGTAGCGCTAATAGTTTTTGCTGCTTGCGCTCCTCGCTAGCGGCTTTTGCTGCGTCGAGTAAAGCGCCTCCAATAGCAGCCGCGCCAAGCGCAATACCTAGCCCGCCGAGGGCTTTGCCAATACCGGCGCTAACCTTTTTGGTCGTACCCTCAAAACGGTTTAGAGCTTTAGAGCTCTTACCTATGCCGTCGTTTAGGCCCTTAGTGTTAGAAAGAAATTTGAAATTTAGAGTAGCCATTATTTACGTTTACCAAGCTCTTTTACAATCGCCGTATACTCGACGATCGTTAGCGCCTTATACTCACTCGGGCTTATTCCCGTGGCTAGTACAAATTGCGCTAGGCGCTCGGCGGCCTCCTCTCTTAGCCTTTTTTTTGGTCTGGTTCCCCGTTTAGCAAATTGGCGGCGGCCTCAAAAGTCATTTTGCCCGCCTCCTCAATGGTGTACTCGGGGTTAGTGCGTCGGGCCATAACAAAGATAACCGCCTTTAGCGCCCGGCCTTTTGGTTCGCCACGTTTCATAATCGCGTCGATAGAGAGCCCGCTAATAAGCTCGATCTGTTCTACCTCGTCGAGTGTTAGTAAATCAAAGTCAATGGTCATTTAGTTACCTACTCCGTACTTGTCTAGTAAAGCCTGTATACGTTTATCGTACTGCCTAATAATTGTTTTGTAATTGTCGTCTAGGGCGCGTTTCAAAAACGGGTTAGGTTTTATGTTTTTGTCTACAAAGTTTTGTTTGTCGTACAACCAACCCCAATGGATCGGGTTAGCGTAGGGTACTTTTCGGTTACCCATAACGACCGCAGCGTAACCTTTAGCCTTTGAGGCGCGCAGAGAGGCTTTTAGATCGCCGCCCGACTTGTAGTAATACCTTTTACCCGTTTTAGAGTTACGGGTTCCGTCATAGACGGGAACCTTACTCTCGGCCGCTCTAGCGACCGTTTGAGCTGCCTCTAGGTTGATCTCTACAAACTCTTGTTTAGTAGCGCCGAGAGCCTCCAACTGTTTTATAGTTTCGCGGAGGCCCTCGACTTTGATAGAGCCACCCGTAGTACCGGATAGCGCCATAACTACTAGCTCGTTTTTAGAGTTAGGCCAAAGTAAATTGGCGGGGTAGCGCCCGGGGTGTGTACCGAGTTCTTTACGGTTAGCTCGGTGCTAAACGACATAATCTCACCCGAGGTCATAGAGAGCGGCGGTAGAGTGTCGAAAATGACCGTACCCTCGTAGATTGGTGCGCTAGTGGTTGCGGTCGCGTTGCCTTGAGGCGCAACCTTGAACGCTACCTCGGTACCGTAGTTTGCGTATAGCAAACGGTATAGTGAGGCTGCGTCGCCCGAGGCGATACCCTCGATAGATAGTTTCCACTCTTGTAGTGGTTGTACCTCGGTAAAAGTCTGCTGCGCGCCCGGTGCGTCGGTTAGTGCTAGCTCAATGTTGTTAGCGTCGTAAGCGTAGTCGGTCGTGTTGATCGTAAACTTAATGTTAGAGGCTTTGATCCTGGTTGAGATTGCCATTTTTTTTATTCTCCTAAAGAAATAAGCAAGTTAGTACCAATGGTAGCGGCTAAGTACTCGGCACCGTTGGCGGCTAGAGTGTATGGCTGCGACACGTCGGTAAAAGCTGCGTCGATTGGTAGAGCTTCAATAATCGCCTCTATTAGCAAGTCGAGCGCGTCGGTTGCTTGTTCGTTATCGGCCGTCATAGCGACGGCTTGTAACTCGAGGTTCAGTTGGTACCCTTTGTTGATTGACCCGGCTACCAAGTATGGTGAACCGGAGCGAATAATTACGATTGGTGGTTGAACGCGGGCGGGGATGTAGTCTAAAACGTCAAGCCCGGCCTCTTGTAGAGTGAGGGCTAATTCTGCTTTAGCTGCGCCAATTTCGGCCACGTTATACCGCTATTCCAACGTACGGCAAGAGTTGCGCGTATACATCTCGTTTAGTGTCGAGAGATACGCGCAACCCTGCCGAATTACCGTCTGCGAATTGTGCGATACCGCTAGGCGCGTTACGTCGGTTCCAATGATTACTTGCCACTTGCAAAACGCATAGGTCTTTTACCGAGGTCGGTACGGTCGTAACCGAGCCGATAATCTCGTTTACCTCGGCTAGGCCCGCGTCTAAACATAGTTGCGGAAAAGTCGAAGCGTCTTTAGTGCCTACGTAATCTTTGAATTCTTGTAACGTAACTGCCATTTAGGGTACCTACTAAGCGGTTACGTCGAGCTTTGCGATTGCGCCCTCGAACGGAACGGTTACCGCTCCATAGCCGTACACGGCGTACGAGTTCTGCAAGTTGCTCTGGCCCGAAATGTCGTCTACCAAACGCACCGGAGCACCGGCGCTTTCGAAAACGCGAACCGCGGCCGAGTTAGCAATGTACGCTACGCCCGAGCTTAGGGTTGTGTCTACGATAATTGGCATACCGAAAATGGTCGCGGTTAGTAGTCGAGCGTCGGCCGAGCCCATAGATTCGCCGGTAGCTGCGCCACCGTCGAAACGTACGATTAGGCGGCCTGCGCTATCTGCGATCGACACAAGGTACTTGTAGGCAACCGGGTCGCAAAGAATAAACTCGGGGTTTAGGCCTGAGTTTACCTTGATGTACTTAGCTGCGTCGGTGATACCCTCGAGTACAGACTTGGCGGTGCCGCCGTCTGCGTCGAATACCTTGCCGGTGTAGTCAAGCGCGCCGATTGCGGTTACGACTGCGGCGTTGGTTGCCGAGGCGTAAGCAATAGCGAGAGCCTGGAAGGCCGTATCCAGATATGGCACGGTAGATCTTTCGACTAGCTGCTTGCTCAAAACCGTTTGGCCGGCATAGGTCTTTACGGTCGCGGTAGCGTTGTCGATTACTAGGTTGCCCTGAGCGATCGCGTCGTTTTCGTTGGCCTGAGCGGTTACCGAAATACCGTTAGTGGTTACCTTTGCGTAGTCTACGGTTAGGCCCTGAGCAGGTAGCGCAGCGCTCGACCATACCGACCACGACGGGCGGTTTAGGTTGATTAGGTTGTTGATGAACCCTACCCAACCTGGCAGGTTGTAGGTGTCGCCTGAGTCGGCCGGGGTGTAGGTGCGGTAAAGCTCTAGCGCTGCCTCGTCGTTGCTTACGAGAGCCTTAGCGTATTCGCCCTGTGAGCGAAACTTAACAAAAGCGCTAGCGGTCGGGGTTGCGGGGGTTGAGTTCGCCTCGACTAGACGGCGAACCTCGGTTAGCTCGTCTTGAATAGCGCGAACGTCGAGCTCGGTGCTTTCAGTCACGTCGCCCTCCTTTTCTGGTTGTGTTGTGGTTTCGTCGGTCGGTTCGACCTCGGCCTCGGCCTCGGGCTGCTCCTCACGAACATCAGTAACGGCCGCGCCTGAGTAGGCGGGCCAATTTACAACCGATACCTCGAGCAAATTTACTCGAGTGCGGGTAATGGTGTTACCCTCTCGGTTTTGTTCGACCGGGATAAACCCGACCGAAAACTTGTTTAGTACGCCGTCGCGCATAAGCGCTAACGTTTCGTCGGCGCGTTGAACGCCTGGCGTTAGCTTGGCGGTGATCTCGTAGCCCTGCTCTGTTTCGCGGCCCGAGATAACTTTGCCAATTGGTAGGTCGTCGTGGTTGTGGCCGTAAAAAATCTTTACGTCATCTACCGAGCGGATAGCGCCGGGTGCAAAACGCTCGACGTATTGGCCGCCAATGTTAGCGTCTTGGTTGTACGGTACCGCTAGGCCCGTAATTGTGCCCTCCTCGTCACCGAGGCGGAGCTCAATCTCTCTAGTTTCCATTTATAGGCCCTCCTTTAGGCGTACCTCGTCGGCACTTAGCCAAGCCTCGCCGCCCGTAGCTACCGCGTACATTTCGTAGCGGGTCTTTTGGTCGGCTTTGTATAGGCCCTCGAAATTGAAACGGCACGAGGTACCTCGAGGTAGGCAATTGCTTAGAGCGTCTTCAATAGCGTTGGTATAGCTAAATAGTGTGTGTCTGTAAAAAGTCTGCTGCTCGTCGCTAAGGTTCGAGTAGGTGTCGCTAGTGCCGTCTACGCCCGTGAGCAATAGGCGGGCGGGGATACCGAACAAGCGGGCAATAGTTTGCGTAGACTGCGCTGCTACGTCGGTAAACATAAGATCGGCGGGCTTGGCCGTAATCGGGTCGTACTCCCAAGCGTCGCCTAGCACCGCGGTTTTACGACTGTTTTGCGTTTCGTGCCAAGCGTCGCGTACCTCGTCGGCGCGCTCTTTAGTTACCGGGCGCGGGTTTTTCAAAATGCCGTTAGGCACTCCCGAGGCGCTAAACCAAGTTGCGGCGTAGTTGCGTAGATCGAGGGCCGTGGCTATGTCGTTGGTAGCTGCTTGAATAGGGCCTAAGCCTTTTAGGTTGCCGGGTAGGCTAAATAGTCGTAGGTGCTCAATCTCGGCACGGCCGTAAGTTACGCCCATATAGTCGTAAACCTTGTTACCCGTCATACCGTTAGGCCCGTCGAGGCGTACGTATACGCTATCGGGCGGCAATAGGGTTAGGTCGTTTACCTGGCCTTTGGTGTCGTAGTTTTTGAACCAATAGGCGTTGCCGTTGAGCGCCAAGCTCGTAACGGTTGAGTATAAAAAGTCTTTACGGCTCTCTACGAGCGACGGGTTGTTTACGAGTATCGGGTTGTCGATACGCTGCTCGAGGCCGGTAGCGAAACGGTAAGTTTCGAGCGGTAGGGCTTTGCTAATTGGTGTAGCGATAATTTGGATAGATCGGTAAACCGAGGCTAGCGATAGCGCGGTGCTTGTGCTTACCACGGTGTCGCTACGTACGGGAATAGGCGGCGCTACTAAGCGCTTTTGAATAGCGTTAGTTTGCCCGGTGAGCCGTTGCCATAGGGTAGCCATATATCTAACCTTATTGGTCTAGTCGTATTTTTGCGCGCGTGTCGCAATAAAAAAACTAGCGCGCCAACCGTGAATAATTTACCGAAGAATTCTCTACATTCGTGTGTAGTGGTTGGCGCGCTAGTTAGGGGGTTTTATTTAGTTGTAGCTCTAGTATACGCCTACGCCGCCCTCGTGTTGCGCGCTAGCAACATAAAGCGCCCAAATTGTCGCTAATACCGCGTCGATCTCGCCTACGCTATCTTTTCGGCTTACTTGCCAGAATTCGCCAACATACCTGGCGACTGCTCGAGAGTTTTGCGCCACTAGCAGCGGGTCGTTATTGTGTGTAACGCGGCCGTTAGCAAACATAGCGTAAACGGTCATACAAGCCGTATTTATTTCTTTATTCCATAGGTTCCATACGGGCGCGCCGTTATCTTTTAGGCGGCGGTATAGAGCGTGTAAACCTCGGTCGTCGATTGCTACGCCCGCGATTGTGTATTTACGGATAATTTCCATAACGAGGCCTACGAGCTTATCCTCGGTCGGGTTTACAAGTGAGGCAATAATTTCGGTTTGGTAAGTGTCGCCTATTCGTTTCGCGGCGGCAATAGTCGCGTACTCGAAATTGCGCGACACGTCTACGCCGAGTATTGAACCGTTTAGATCGTCGATACCCGTACCCGTAGCAGCTCTAAACAAGTCGCCCGGTAACCAAGTTTGCTGCGCGCCGCTAATAAATTGGTTTAGCGTGTAACGTCTAACCTCGTGCTCGGGTTGCGTAGCAATATCGCCTAGTACGCGCTCGATAGGGATACGGCCGCAAGCCACGGCCGGGTTAGCGGCTTTGATTGCCTCGGGGTCGTCTATCGCGGCGTTTACGGGTGCCTCGTAAATGAACGCGCCAAAACGCTCGAGCTCGGGCGCGCCCGCTATGGCTTTGTCTGCCGAGCGGTATAAGTCGATTAGCGTATTGCTCTCTTGATCGCCCGCCGTGGTAATCATAATTACTTGTGCGTTGGCTAGCGCGTTAGTGCCCTTTACTGCTGCGGTGTAGAGGCCTCGTTTAGCTAGGTGACCCTCGTCGAACAATACGCGCACGAGCGTTATACCTTGTAACGCTGCCTCGCGCGCCGGGCTCGACTTGTATTTACCCGAGCCGTCTACCTTAGCGATACCGCGCGTTTCGGTTGTTTTCTTGAACCGCTTAGATAGCCACGGCGTACGGTCAATAACAAGTTTTACGCGGTCGTAAGTAATTTTGGCTTGCTCCAAGCTCGAGGCGATACTCGCAATATCGCCGCGGCGAAATACTGCGGCCTCTAAGCCAAGCCCGCCGAGCAAAACGGTTTTACCATTTTGGCGGCCCATAGAAATAAGCACTTGCCTAAACCTAAGCTCGCCCGGGTACTTTTCGTGGTCGTCGGGGTAGCGCTCGAGCACTCGCCGTAATAGCCACTCTTGCCACGGGTCAAGGGTTATCGGGCTATCGCTCTCGGGTGTTACCCAACACAAGCGCATAAGCTCTATCAGTCGGTCGCCGTCGGTTACAAAGTTTTCGGTTAGCGGCGGCGTGTAGCGGGCCGGCGTAATCACTAGCGGGTTAGTAGATCGGTAAGCGGGTCGTACTCGGCGGGCTCGGTGTTGAGCATACCCGCCAAGATACTAACGGTACGCCGGTACTCGCTTAGGGTCGCGGTCATAAAATTAGCGTCTAGCTCGCGGGCGGCCATACGGGCCATTTCCGCATAGAGCTCCTGCTCGCTCGTTAGCTTGTATGGCTTTAGCCAGGCGTTTAGTTTCTTTAGCATTTGAATTACCTCCGTTTTCAAATAATCTACCCCATGTGTGCGAAATGGCGCGGCTGCGCGGGGTGAAATCGCGCTCACAGAAAAAACGCGCCGCCCAATTTTGAGCGACGCGCTTAGTTTCGAGCGTGTTTCTAGTGCTTAGAGTATTTTTTTAGCCAAGAGATTAGGCGAGGCTTTGTAAAGTAGCGCCAACGGTTTAGTACATAACGGCGGTAGAGCTTTAGGTCGTGCTTGAGGTCGGCTACGGTTACTCGGTGTACGTGTTTACCCATTAGAACCACTTAGGGCTAAACCAAGTTATACGCTCTTGTATCTTGTCTTGCTTGCGACCGTTACATTTTCTACAAGCGCTTTGTAGGTTGGCTATGTCGTGGTTAGGTTCACCATTACCGGGCGGGGTTATATGGTCAATGGTAAAGTCTGCGCCTATAAGCTCTTTACCGCAGATCGCGCAGATAGGCTCGAGTACGGTCTTGGCGTAGGCTCGGGCTTTTTTCCACTCGGCGCTATCGTGCCAATTGCTCATTTAGGTAGCCTCTCGATAAGTATGGTTAGTGCTAGCTCGGCTTGTTGAGGGCAGACACCGTTACCCGCCATTTTGAGGCGCTCGGCTCTGGTTAGGTCGCAATCGTCTAAGCGACCTGGTATGCCCATTAGCCACTCGGCAAACTCGGGGCTTAGTCTATGGTTGCCGTCGCGGCCGTCGGGTATTGTGGCGCTTGGTGCGGGTGTGTTTATTTTTTGTTCCCAACGGCGTATAGCGGGCTCGTATTTACCCCAAGATCCTTGTACTACGGTGCTAGCTAGGGTTGGGTAGCGGTTTTCGTTTCGGCCGTCGTTTTTACTGTCGTCTACTAGCGGTGTTGGTAACAAGTCTGGCCTACGTACCGCTTGGGCTAAAGTTACCGAGTGCATTGAGCCCTCTTTTTGTTGGCTGCTTTTTAGGTTGTCGGTGAAGGTGTCGCTAACGGTTGGGGTAGGCAATAGTCGGCGCTCGGCTCTAGCGCACCCGCAAGTTATCTCGTGTAGTAGGTCGCCGCCGTGGTCGCGGCATTTACCCGAGTTTTCTTGTGTCCTTGGGGTAGGCAAGTATAAATACTCGTTCTCGGTTGTGTGCTGCGCCTGCGTCGGCTGCTCGTAGGCTATGCCATTGAGCGTCATACCCGAGCTCGGCCAGACTTGCAAGAACGGTACCGAGTGCCCGCATAGTAGGCTCGTCGTCGTTTGTTCCCATACACCACGGGCACCGTTCCACGTCGCTATTTGCTTTTGCACTTAGTAAACCCCTAACATTTTCGATAATTACGTATTTTGGTTTTAGTTGTTTGATTGCGTTGGCATACTCTAGCCATAGCCCCGACCTTGTGCCCTCTTTGAGCCCGGCGCGTTTGCCTGCTAGTGAGAGATCTTGGCACGGGAACCCGCCCGTTAGTATGTCTACGGGTTCTACCTCGGCCCAATTTACTAGGCTTACGTCTTTGTAGTTTGGTGCGTCGGGGTATTGTTTGGCTAGTACTTTGCTAGGTGCTTTATCCCATTCGCATACCCAAGCTACTTTGGCGTTGAATAGTTTTTCTACTGCTAGGTCGAGCCCGCCATATCCGCTAAATAGTGAACCTATTTTCACGGTTTAGGCCCTCGCTCTATGATCGCTTTGAGTACGAGCTCTAGCCCTGGTTGGTTTTTCTTGGTGCTTACTTTGTGTAGGCCCTCGATTAGGTCTAGTAGCGCTTGGCGCTCTTGTAGTATGCCGTGCTCGCGCGCTGCTTTGGCTAGGTTGGTTAGTTGGTCGGCTATCGGGTTATCGCTCATTTTGTTTTTTTGCCTCTCGGTATGCGCGGTTGCGTTGGTTCATAAAGTCGCGGCATAGTCGGCACCGGCAACCTTTACGGTTGTAGGCGTTTACCGTGCCGTGTACTAGGGGTTTTGTTTGTTCGCGTATGGTTTTGATCTTGTGGCACCCGTAACAAAGTAACTGTAATTTAGGTGCCTCCTCGACGTATTTGGCTTGGCTATTCCATAAATCGCGTACGCGGTATTTTTTGGTTGCCGGGTTTACGTGGTCGAATTGTAGGCGGTCTTGGCTACCGCAGCTTACGCATTTACCGCCGAATTCTTGTATTGCTTTGGCGCGTCGTCGAGCTCGGTAATCGTGCCTACTCATTTACGGCCCGTATTTCTTTTACGGCCTCGGTAAACGTTATGTCGAGTAGTTTCGATACGCGGTTTACGGCGATACGGTAGCGCACGTATGCGGCTTGTACCGGGTTGTTTAGTAGCGCCTCGCCTAAAGCTCTGGCCTCTTGTATTGCGCCTCGTTTTTCACGGGTTAGTTTTAGCTGCTTTTCGATTAGGTCGAATTCGCGGGCCTCGGTTTCCATTACTCGGCGTTCGTCGGGGGTCATTTTTTACGCTCCAAAGTTAGGCCGACGAATAGTACGAGTATGGCTACGCCGATTATTAGGGCTACTTGTGGTTTTTGCTCGTAGAGGTATAGGTAACCGGATACTGCGAATAGCCACACGGTTAGGCTTAGGGCGAATTTCAACATTAGAGGCCTGCCTTGTTTAGAATTTGCTGCGCGATTAGCTCGGCTTTTTTGCGTACGTCGAAACGGGCTACGTGCTTTTTTTCCCAGTTCCACGCCTGGCGGTAATAGTTGAGCAGCATTTCGGCGCTTTCGATATAGTCGTACCCTGCGTCGGCCGGGTCGTCGAACTCGCAAATAAACTCAAAAGCCATTTTTTCTAGATACGGCACTATTTCACCGTCGAGCCCGAGTTTTAGTAGCTCGTTGCGTCGGTGTGTGCTTATTACCCATTTAGCGAAAGATACGGCGTTGGTGTACTCCTCCGTAGTTTCGTAGTATTCGGCTAGTAGATCATCCTCTAGGTACTCTTGTAGGGCGTTTAGCTCGATACCGAGCTCGAGGGCTGCTTTGGTTTTGCTCATTTGTTTACTCCGTTTTGTTTGTTTTAGTGGTTTTGAATTAGTTGGCGGGCTTGCCAATGTAGCGCGGTTATTTGCGACCAATCGGCGTTAGGTGTGGTTTGTAGCTTTTCGATTAGCTCTAGTATTTCTTTGAGTTGTTTTTCGATACTTTGGTTCATTTGTTTACTCCGTTTCGGTTGTTTACTGCTTGTGTTACTAGCCTATACCCCTAGTAGCATTTAGCGCAACTATTTACGCGTCGTTACCAAATTGTTATTTACTCCCGTAACCGTTATGTATACGCCCGGCTCGCCATACGTATAAACCTTTTGCGCGTCAAGCTGCGTTACTTGGCTATCGTCGCGGTATGCAATCCCCGTAAGCGCGTCGAGTATTGCACGAGCCAACTTATCTAGATCGGGTTTAGTCGTAGGGTGCTGCCTAGTCGGCTTTTTAGGTTGCGGTAGGCAAAACATTAGCGTTACTCGCACGGCCTCAGTTTCGAGCAGCGGTAAGTTAGCCTCGCGCGCTGCTTGAGATACTTTGAAGCGCCAAGCGGGCAACCGTTTAGCACTCTCAACAAGTACTATACGGTCGCCGCGACGGTACGCATTTTTGCTACCTTGAGCTACTGCAATACCGGGCACGTACAACATTTAGAACGGGGCACCCGAGCGGCCATACTTGCGCTCGTCGTCGAGGTCGCGAGTAGGTTCTTGAACATCACCAAAAACGCCCTTGTGTTTCACAATTACCGGGTTGTTTAGGTTGTGGTCGATAATTTGTTTTACCTGGCCCTCTTTGTTCTGCCACTCGCTAACCTTTGTGCTTAGGTCGCCCTCAAGCTCCACAAAGTCGCCTTTGGCAAGCTCGACGTGATCGCGCTCAAACCATACCGACCATTTACGCCGCCATACCTCGCCATTATTCGCCGTGTACTCCTCGATTACTCGAGCAATAGTTTTAGAACCCTGAGCGTACTTGTCTACGTTTTCAATGGTTCCCGCGAGTATTACTTTTGCCATTTTTGTTACTCCATTTCCTCTATATGGTTATTACTTGTTCTATATAGGTTCTTATATAGTTTGTAGGTCATACGTGACCTCTATTGCGGTCAAATTTGACCTCTATTGCGGTCATAGGTGACCTCTATTGCGGTCGCGCGTGACCTGTATTGAGAGCGCCGAGCTGCGGTCAAGCTAACAACCTCGGCGGCCGCTATTTTATGGTTTAGCGACCTATCGCAACCCTCGGGGCAATCAAGAATAACGAAATACCGATTAGTCTTACGCGACCCGTAGCCCTGCCCGTTATCCGCAATAACGTCGAGCTCGTGTAAGTCGCGCAGCTCGGCAATAGCGCGGCGTATAGATCGTGGCCCGAGGCCCGTCATTTTGGCTAGTGTGTTTTGGCTAGGCCAAGCGCCCTGGTCGCCCTCATAGTGCGCGATAGCGATTAGTACGAGCTTGCTGCTTGTACTTGCTCTCGAGTGGTGTAGCGCGGCGGCTACTGCCTCATAACTCATAATTTACTCCGTTTAGTGTTAGTCTGTACTTGCCTCTAGTGCCGCGCGTTACTCCGTGCCGGTGCTAGAGGTTTTTAGTTTCTCGCCTAGTACGGCAATCTGCTCGAGCACGTCTAACGATACTCCACTAGCTACGGCCGTCGTGTAGAGATCGCGCAGCGCGTCTACTTGGCCCGTGAAACTTAGCTCGTTAGCCTCGGCTAGCCAATTACGGGTTACGGTCGTAGCGGGCTTGTGCGGGCTTTGGCGCGCTTTTACCTCGTCGAGTGAGGCAACCGCTTTGGTGTCTGCTCCCGTGGCGGCTACGATAGCCCTACCCCAAGCGCTCGTTTCGGCTACCATTACCTCGCTATCTTTGGTATACGGGGTTTTACCTGGTACGGGTTCCCAAGCGCTACCAATACCCGGGCGTTGGTCGTCGGGGGTTCTAAAACAAGCTGCTACGTACAAAATAAATTGTTGATCGCCTACCGTGTGAAATTCGAGGCGTACTTGTTGTAGCGACCCGTCGGGGTACGCGGCTTTGAATTCGCGTATACGGGTTGCTACGTCTACATAATCTTTGGCAAAAGCCATCTTGTTTACTCCGTTTCTTTGTTGGTTAGTCTAGTACTAGCCGCCTACTTTTTAGTTTTGGCTTGTACGTTTTCGATCGCGCTATTTATGTGAGAGTCGAAATCTGGTTCGGGTACCTCGCCCTTAGCGG